GGCGGGCGCGTACCCGTTCAAGGCAGCACCATGGCAGTCCCGCGTCACCTGTGTAGCGTACGAGGACATGCTCCGCCGGCTCATGGACGCCGACGTGGTCGACACCAAGCGCCAGTGCGCGATCATCGGCGCCGTCCTTCGGGCGCCTGGCCCGCCCCTGCTACACGAAGACCTTGTCTTGGCTATGGCCCAGTGCAGCGCAGACCGCGCTAGGCACGTGGCGGCCCTACACAAACAGGCTGGGGATTCATGGCCGCAGCGCCTTGAGACCGGTCTGGTGGACGTGGGTCTGCGACGCTCCGCCGGCCGCGCTCGAGCTGCGCTTGAGCGCGCCGTCCATTGTGCCGACTCCGCCATGCATGGAGCCCTGCGCCCGCTGATGGCGACGGATGGCGGTGGGCCTGCCTACACCCCGTCGCCACCGTTGCCCGAGCCGGAGACTTTTGGCGACCTCGTGCGCAGCGCTCTTAGCGTTGGGGTCTTAGCCTTCTGCGCGACCGCATTCGTTTTCGGTCTCACTCTTCTCGCGCCGTGGTATTTTTGGCTAGGGCTCTTCGGCTGCGCCGCCGTCGCGTGGACTGCCGCGTCTCTCTACCTGATATGGTCGTGGAGCCCGCGATCTGCCTCGGCGCGCCGTCCCTGGACGCGTATTTGGCGGTGGCCCCTAATTTCGTCAGCCGCGTGGTGGGACCGCATTGCAGCAAGATGGGTAAGCAAGCGGGTCTTACTCGCGTCGCGCACGCGAGTGGCGACCGAATTGTGTTCGCTACCTGCGAGCACAACGGACATCGAGCTCTCCTCGACCGGCACTTGGCTCAACCTAAGCACGCGCTCGCTCGCCCCGTCGCAGTCAACCAGCGCTTCGGCAGCGACCTTAGCCGTGCGTACATGGCTCGACTCGGCGGCCACCGCCGGCAGTGGCGAGAGCGATGGGGACTCAGTAAGTTGCAGCTCATTGACCGTGCGCGACAACTCGAGTACGACCGACCGAACCGCGTCAAGTTGTCCGTCAAACGCGAGCCTGCCGCATGCGACAGCGTGCGACCTCGAGGCATTCAGGCCTACTCGAGCCTCGCGACGCAGGCGCGATTTGGGCCCGAGCACTCCGTTTTTCAGAAGGCTCTCTTCGCGACTCTCCGCGACTACGAGCTCTGCCCTGGGGTGCGCGTCAGCGGCACTAGCGGCTGGCAAGTGCGTGACTTCGTCGATTGGGCCGACAGCGTCCCGGATGGCTGGGTCTTTACGGAATGCGACATGTCGGCTTTCGACAGCACTGTCACGGCACCGTGGCGCCAGCTCGTTGTCGCGTACATGCGACTCTGCGACCCTGACCTCGCCGACCACGTTGAAGCCGGGATCGATTGCATCGGAAGCATCTCGTGTGACCCAGGAGCCCGCTACCGCGTGTACGGCACCACCAAGAGCGGCCACAACGACACCACCAGCGGGAACACGATCGTCAACGCGACGGCGACGGCCGCTTCTTTCAGGCGGATCGGCATCGAAGCTCGAGTGCTCGTCATCGGCGACGACATGCTCGCTGCCCACCCGCCTCGCGAGGGAGCTTGTGGGCTCCTCGTCGGCGAGTTGCGAGCGCACGGGTTCACGCCAAAGGCCGCGACCTTCAGCGATGTCAACCATGTCACCTACGCCGGCGGCGTCTTCACGCGCACCAGCGGGTCCACGCTATACCACCAACGACTCGGCAAGCTTGTCCAGAGCCTGTTCCTCAGCGTCAACCCGCCCAGTGCCCGACACCGCGCGCGCTATTTACACGGAGTGGCCACCGGCTTCCTCAGCACCTATGCTGGGCACCCCTTCTACGAGGCCTTTCTGCGCCCGCACGTCATCGAAGGAGAAGAGTGGCTGCCAGGCCGAGCCCACGTGCCCGGTGGGCCATGCGGGCTCTCAGAGGCGCAATTGGCCGAGCACTTCGATGTGTACGCTAGTGTTCGCGGCTATAGCGCTAGCAGTCTGCTCGCTGAACTTCGGGATCTCATGCGTCGCGACCGACTTGGACCTTGCGACATGCCGCGGTGGGACCGCTGCGCGCTCTTCGACACGTGCGACGCGACTGAACGGGCGAACCTGTTATGATGCCAATGGCCCGACCTCGATGTCTATTGAGTTACAGTTTCACGATAGGATCAGGTCTTACAACCTCTCGCCGGAAGGTGAGAACTGGGTAAAGCGCGCGCTCTACCCTCCCGGCAGCAGTACCAAGCTGTCGATGCCGTCTGGCGACCCGCAGGCGACGCTCCGCACCGACTACAAGCCGGCGCTGAGTATTGGCGCTCCTGACTCCGGCGGGACTTGGGATTGCCTGCTGCTACAGCTGCCCGGCGATCACACGGCGTTCTACTGGGTGGCCGCTCGAAACCCGAACGGCCCCGCTGATTTCACCGCATTCGACGCTCCCGCCGGATACGTCTTCAAGTGCGGCGTCGTTTCCAACGCGGCTTCCGACGCCGACGATGTGTTACGAGCCGTCGCATACACCGGCGCGGCCGTGCCGCAGACGAAAAACGAGGTGACCATCTACGGCAAGTCGAGCATGATCCGCAGCGCGGCATTCCGGCACACTTACCGTGGGTTCACGGCCCATATGACTTCGTCTGAGCTGTACGACGGTGGCAACGTCACCGCTGCGCAGTACCCCGTTAGCGCTGTCCCCACCGGTTTGTATCAGGAATTTTCCGTCGGTCCGTCGGTGCGATGCTACGCGCAAGCAACGGGGACACTGTACCTGAGCGAGGACCAGCTCACGCGCGGCGTGCCCGACGCCCACATCGCACCCGCACGTGATGGCGTTTTCATACCCACCCGCATCGGCAGCTCGACCTTCACCCCGTCGACTTTGCCAATCGGTCTGCGAACACTGAACAACGCCCTGTGGACGATCCCCATCGACCCGGTCAACCGCGCCGCCGGCATCAACACCGTGCTGTTGAACCGAACGGAGAGCGACTTCTGGCCCTTCTGGCTGCGCAACATTTGCGCGCAGGGGCCCCACCCCGTCCTCGATTCCGCCTACAACGACTCCAATGCCGGCGTGGCCATCTTCCGCGGGCTGCATCCGAATGCTACTATCGCCGTACAGGCATGGATGGGCAACGAATACGTCCTAGATCAGACGAGCCCCTTCCTGACTATGACGCAACTTCCCGCCCCTGCCGACGAGCGAGCCGTCTTCGTGTATCGGCACCTCGCTGCCAGCCTCGCGCGAGCTTACCCCGCTCGAGCGAACTCCCTAGGCACCGCTCTTGCAATGGCCGCAAAGGCGCTGCGATTCATCGCCCCGCACGCGCTGGCTGGTGCGAAGGCGCTAGCACCCGTGGTCGCGAGCGCTTTTCGCCGCCCTAGCGACACAGCCGGCCCGACCAGCGGCGCGCGCAATGAAACGAAACGATTTCGTGGCGCCAGCACCACCCCCGCACCGAAGCGGCGCAAGAAGGCCATCGTCTTCACCCCCGCGCGCAAGAAGCCCAAAAAGCGCGCTCAGTGAGCCGTCCGTGGCTTCCGTGCCCAGCACGCCACGCTCGCACCCCACCGATTCCGAATCGGAGTGGTCCGCGTGCACCGCGACGGCCCCGGCGCCGCCGCGTTAGACGTGCATGCACCGCGCGATTGACTGATTTCGCTGCGTCGATGCAATCATTTGACTTGGCTGACCCCACTGAAGCCTTAAAACGATTGGAACCCCTGGCTGACTCCGCTGAAGCCATAAAAAGAAAAATAACGA